ATCTCAACACAAACCAACTTATCTATTAGTATAAAGTCTAGTATATAAAAACCAATAATTACTTGTTTCTTATATTTTATATTATTTTTAATAAGAATGCTATCAAACTCTAGTTCACTTTTAGTTTGATGATTTGCCATTTTTCTTTTAAACAGTTTTAGTTCTTTTGCTGTTTTCATATTTGTTATTACTTGTTATCTATTGTATACATTACTGGAGTCTCCCTATTCCCCCCGAATATAACCTTGTCTAACCGTCTTGCCATTAGCCTATCAAGTATAGGCAACTCTTAAGTTAAGTGTGTGTTTCAAGTTAAGTGTGTTGTATGTTTTATTCGTTGGTATATAGTCTTCACCAGTGCTTTCACTTTATACCATTACAAGAATAAAGTCAAGATAATAAAACATAAGTAAATACTATATTAAATTTGGAAAATTTTGGCAATTTTTTATTTTGTTAAAAAGTTTTTAATTTATTGATTATATAAACAATTTATACACTATTATTTTCCTTGAAGTGTTTTTGATTATATGTTAAAGTATAAACACAAGAAAGAAAACTTTATGGAGAATAAATTTGCTTTAAATAGTAGAGATACTAAAGAGATGTTTAATTTTAGATATAGAGTTAGTTATAAAGATTTTAAGAAGAAAATTCTTGAAAGAGATAACTATTCTTGTAAGTATTGTGGAGTTGGAAAATTTAATATGCTTGAGTGTCCCAGAATTGACGTTCATCATATTAAGCCAGTAAAATACTTCCCTAGTCTAAGACTAGAAGAAAGCAACGCCATAAGTTTATGTTCAAGACACCATAAGATAGCGGATAACTACTTTAATAAAAAAAGGTATTCAAACGAACAGAAAGAATATCAGTTAAATGAAGACAACGAAGAATACGACATAACACCAGAATTATTAGAAGGATTAATATCTTGATAATGATATATAAAAAAGATAAATTTATGCCACTTTTATCCCTAGCAGAAGTAATATTAGTCTAGGGTTTTTGGCTATTATCTATATGGAAAATGTAGACGATGAATGGATTTGGTGGGAAGAAGAATAACGCTTAGCTATCTAATAATCTTAGTAGCCCAACAGAAATAAAGACAGTTGAAGAATTCTACATTACTGCTCTGTTGAAAATCGGTTATGGTGTGACGTAGCTAGTCCAAGAAAGGTTATTAGATATTTAAACATTATGAAATTTCCAAAGACAATTAAAGTATCTGGTCAAACATATTCAATATATATAATTGATAGCCTAGCAGATTGTGGCTCAACTACATTTAATACTCAGAAGATACTTATTAATGGAAATCAAAGTGAGAGTAGAAAACAAACAGCTTTAGTTCACGAAGTATTGGAAATTTTAAATGAAACTTACGACCTTAACTTACCACATCAAACAATACAAACACTAGAGGCTGGAATATATCAAATTATAGTTGACAATAAATTAAATTAACACCTGTCACGTTATACTATACATATCTGTATGTTATAAGCGAACCAAACAGGTTTATATAACATCCTAGTGAAGTCAAAGCTAGGTTATAAGGAATTGTGAGAGCATCTACTTATGTAAAACAATCTCTCCACCATTACTAGATACTTATAGGACAAATAAGTTGTAGTGGTGTTATATGATAATAAGTTATAAATATATGGCTTGTAAACCTAAACCTAAAAAGAAATAAGTATGGAAGATTGGATTTCAGCAATGATAGAAAGAGAAGCAATACCTAAAGCCTCAAGGAAAGAAACCGTTGAGGAATTTTGTGTTAAATATGGTATAAGTGAATCAACCTATTATTACCAAAGCTCCAAACCTGATAACTGGAAGAAAATACTTGAAATTAGTTTAAACTCAGCAAAAAAAGAATGCCCAGAAGTTTTAAAGGTATTGGGAGATAAAGCTAAATCAGGAGATATGAAAGCAGTTGATATGTATCTTAATTATATTGTTCAATTAGCAAAGAATTTAGATATTAAATCAGACGGTAAAGAGTTACAACCAGTCTTAGTTAAATTTATTAACGATGAAACAAATAGAAATACAAATACCGATTGAATTTAAAAGACTTTTCGACAAAGACTGGCGTGAGGCAGCAGTTTATGGTGGCAGATATTCCCTTAAATCTCATACTATTGCTCGTATCTTACTAATAAGAGCTAGACAGTCAAAGATTAGAGTAGCTTGTTTCCGTGAGTTTCAAAATTCTATCGCAGATTCCTCCCATCAACTTTTAAAAGACTTGATAAATGAATATGAACTAACTGATTTTAAGGTTACTAATACATCTATCATTAATACAGTAAACGGAAGTGACTTTATCTTTAATGGATTACATAACAACGAGCAGAGCATTAAATCAACTGAAGGTATAGATATAGCTTGGATTGAAGAAGCACAAACAGTTTCTAACACCTCACTAGAAGTTCTTACCCCAACAGTTCGTAAGCCTGGTTCACAATTGATTTATACCTATAACAGATTACTAGAAGATGACCCAGTCCACCATAGATTAGTTTTAGAAGGTAGACCTAATACCTTGATAATCAACGTAAATTATGACATCGCTTTAAAATATAAGATGATGCCTGACGTTATTAGATTAGAAATGGAAGATGATAGAGATAAAAGACCTGCTCTATATAAACATAAATGGCTAGGAGAACCTAGTAGTAGTGAGCGTAAAATATATAAAGACTGGGCGATTATTGATGAACTACCACACGAAGCAAGGTTAGAGAGATATGGATTAGACTTTGGTTATTCTAACGACCCAACAGCTATTGTTGGAGTATATAGATATAATGGTGGATTCATAATAGACGAGATTACTTATCAAAAGGGATTAAGTAATAAACAAATAGCAGACATTTTAAAAAACATAGACAGAGCTTTAGTTATAGCAGACTCGGCGGAACCTAAAAGTATTGATGAGATTAAGAGTTACGGAATAAATATCTTGCCTTGTGTTAAGGGTAAAGACTCAATTAATCAGGGTATTCAATACGTTCAAGACCAGAAGATAAGTGTAACTAAACGTAGTTCAAATTTAATACAAGAATATAATAAGTATCTGTGGCAAGTTGATAAGCTAGACAAGATTATAAACGTTCCAGAATGTGGATTTGACCATTGTATGGATGCTCTAAGATATGGACTCGACAGCTTTAAACCAAGAGTAACAAACATTTTTAACTCAACACAGTCAGTTAAGCAATTTCTATAAATAATATGAAAATTAGTCAATATATCTCCGAGATAGTAGGTAAAGCTGAAAAAAGCTACATCGAAATCAAAAGAGGTAACCAAAAACCATTAAAATATAACCAGAAAGAGATTTTAAATAGAATTAATCTTTATCTTAACGACCAATACTTAGAGAGAGATGATAACGCTTTATTTTGGAATATTTCAGCACCACGTGTTACTCACTTTACTAAGTTAATCAGTCCTGATACAAAAGACTTTTATCCTTATGGATTAGGTCAACATAACTTTATACAGGCTTGGGCTTTAAGAAAGTTTGTTAAGAAATGGTTTGATGATAACGAATTCTACAAGACTCTTAATGACGTAGCTGAAGGACTAGCAACTTATGGTTCTTGTGTCTGGAAGAAATATGAAGATGAAGAAGGATATGTAGAGTTAGAAGAAGTTGACTTACAAAACCTATACTTTGACCAAGCAGTTGAGTGTATTGAAGATACTGATATAGTAGAAAAGCACTACTTAACACGTAGAGAATTATGGGAGAAAGACGGTGTCTGGGATAATGTTCAAGAACTATTAAAGAGTAAAGAAGATGAATTTGAAATTAATGAGTTCTGGGGATTTGTTGATGATGAAGTAGAAGGTAAAAAGACTCACGAATATAAACATTTATTCGTATATGGAGAAGGAGAGAATGAGATTATCTTATGGGAAGAAAAGAAAGAACCTACTGAATGCCCATACATTGATTTCCACTTAGGAAGATATAGATGTCGTTGGATGAGAGTTGGTGTAGTAGAACGTTTATTTAAACTACAAGCTAGAACTAACGAACTTGTAAATCAAAACGCACAAAGCACAGCTATTTCATCTTTATTACTATTAAAGAGCGCTAACGCTGATATCTCTGGTAACGTATTAGAACAAGCAGTTAATGGTCAGATTATTGGAGATGATACTTTACAACAAATTGGTATTACTAACACAGGCTTAAATCAGTTTATTCAAGAGTTACAGTTAATCAACCAACAAGCAGACCGCTTATGCTTAACACCTGAAATTATACAGGGTGAAGCAAGTCCATCTAATACTACATTTAGAGGTATCGCAGTAGTAAATGCTGGTGCGGTAACAGCCTTTAAGAATTACAGACAGAACTTATTTGAAAAGATTGCTCAAGTATTACTAGATGACATTTTCCCTACATTAGTTAAAGAGTGGTCAAGAGAAAAAATGATTGAAATGAGTGAAGATGATGAAGATGTAGAATCTTATGATAAAGCAGTTATCGAAGATGCTAAACGTCAAGCACTATTAAACGGAAACCTAGTCACACCAGAACTAGAACAAACTATCGTAGAAGATGTTCAAGGTAGTATGAAGAACTTAGGTCGTAGAATAGAACCTACAAAAGACTTCTGGAACTTTGAATGGGGATTTAAGA